AATGACGCTGAAGTAAAAGCTATGGTTGCATTTTTAGAAGCAATTAATATAAGTGCTGTTACTTCTTGGAATAGCACAGATAGTGTAATGGAATATATTTATAACCTTACTGATTGTCCTCAATTATTTCCTTTAGAAAAAACTAATAACTAGTTTACTTTTTAAAAATTATATGTATATTAATTTCTATGAATTTAGAAAGCTATATAAGGATATACGATAATGCTTTGCCTGTAGAAAACATATCATCTATAATTAAATATTCATTAAAACAAAAATTTACACCAGCAGGAGTTGGTAAAGATAATATAGTAAATAAAGAAATTCGAAATGTTGAAAGTTTAAGTCTAACCGAATGGGATTGTAATTCAAAAACTAAAATTCATTGGTGTAATTATTTAGGTTATTTTTTTAAAAATAATTTTGAAAAATATTCAAAAGAAGTCTCTCCTGAAATAGGAACATCAATGTCTACCATATCTAGTTTAGAAATATTAAAATATCAAGAAGGTGGTCTTTATCAAACTCATATAGATCATTTTTCAAATAATCCAAGAATCCTCTCTGCTATTTTATTATTAAATAATGATTACAAAGGAGGTGAATTAGAATTTTTTAATCCTACTACAGAAGAGCTTATAGTGAAAGTTGAGGTTAAACCAGGTAGATTAATAATTTGGCCAAGTTGTTTTTTATATCCACATAGAGTTAAACCAATAAAGAAAGGAACAAGGTATTCAATAATATCATGGGCATCATAAGAAAAGATTTTAATTATAAATTAATAAAAAATTTTTTTACAAAAAAAGAAATAGAATTAGGCAGACATTATTTTCATTTACTACATAAAAGAAATGTTAATAATTTTGATGCTCCTTTACAACAAAGTAGTAGCAACAATGGTGATTCTATTTTTTATTATGATGAGTTTTCAGATGCTATTTTAATACAAAAGAAAAAAATAATGGAAAAAGAAACAGGATTATCTTTAATACCAACGTATGCTTTTACAAGATTTTATACCTATAATGCAGAATTAGTAAAACACACAGATAGACCAGCATGTGAAATATCCGTTTCTGCTATGTGGGATAGTGATGGAACTAAATGGCCATTATACGTTGATGGAAACCCTGTTGATATGAAACCTGGTGATGCTGTAATTTATTTAGGATGTGAGTCAAAACATTGGAGAGAAAATTTTGAGGGAGATTTTCATCTACAAACTTTTTTACATTATGTAGATAAAAATGGACCCAACATAAAACATGCTTATGATGGATTTAAAAAACCCTTACGTTTAACTAAAATGTATAGCCCGGAGATATAATGAAAAAAAATAAAGATATTGGTTATGAAGAAAGAGAAAAAAAAGGACTTAAAAGATATGTAAAGATAGTAGATTCTATAGCTATGTTTGATAATTTTATGTCACCAGAATTATGTAAAAAGTTAATAAATATTTTTGAAAAAGAAAAAGATTCAAAAGCTTATGATAGATTTAATTCTGAAAAAGCAGCAAAAGGAAATAAAGATGATTTAGCAATAAGTTTTAGTAAAACAAATAATTGGCCTGGTGAAATAGACGAGGTATGTGGAATATTAAGAGAAGCATTATCAATTTATGATCAAAAAACAGGATATACGGGTTTTTGTGGTATAAGCGATTTACATTTTACAACTATAAAAATTCAAAAAACACTTCCAGGAGGTGGGTATCATGTATGGCACATAGAAAGAGGTCACAAAGAGTTTTCTTGTAAAAGAGCTTTAGTTTGGACTGTGTATTTAAATGATATTAAAGAAGGTGGGGAAACAGAATTTTTAATTCAAAAACAAAGGATTAAAGCAAAAACAGGTCGTGTGTGTATATTCCCTGCAGATTATCCTTACGTACATAGAGGAAATCCTCCTTTACAAAAAGACAAATATATATTAACTTCTTGGTTTTTATCAACATAATATGCAATTTAAATTTACAGAAAAACATTTAAAATTAAAATTTTCTTGGAAAGAAATACTTTTAATTATTTTAAGAAGAGGCCATTATCCATTAGAAAGAAAATCTTGTTATGAATTTTCAACTGTTTTAATGGGAGTAATAACTAAAGCAACTCAAATGTATGGAGATGGCAAAGAACACGGAGTTATAGAAGATAAAGACGTGCCAGATGACTACGAAAAATAGCAGCTTTTAAACTATTTAAATATGTGATATTACCTATATTATTAGAAAAAAAGGATTCTTATGTTACAGAAAATAGGTTTTCAACCAGGTATTAATAAACAAATTTCCGAAACTACAGCTGAAGGACAGTGGATAGACTGCGATAATGTTAGATTTAGATACGGAACACCTGAAAAAATAGGGGGTTGGAAGCAGTTAGGTACAGATGATTTAACAGGAGCTACTAGAGGTCTTCATCATTACGTTAATAGTTTAGGTAGAAAATATGCTATCATAGGAACTAACAGAATTTTATATGCATTTTCCGGTGGAGTATTTTATGACATACACCCTATTAAATCAACAACCACACTTACAAATTGTTTTAGCACAACTAATGGATCACCTACCGTTACAATAACTTTTTCTGGTGCACATAACATACAAGAAGATGATATTATTCTTTTAGATAATTTTACCACTATAACTGATTCTAATTTTAGTGCGTCTGATTTTGATGATAAAAAATTTATGGTAACGTCAGTGCCATCAACAACAACTTTAACTATTACAATGCCATCAAACGAATCAGGATCTGGTGCAACAACATCAGGTGGTATTAGAGTACAACATTATTATCATGTTGGTCCAGCAGTCCAAGCAAAAGGTTTTGGTTATGGATTAGGATCTTGGGGTGGTGAAGCAGCTGGAGCACTTACAACTACTCTTAATGGTGCAATCAATGATTCTGTTACAACTCTTACATTAGCTGATGCTTCACAGTTTCCAAGCTCTGGAACTAATTTTATTATTATAGGATCAGAAGAAATATCTTACACAGGAATTACTGATAATACACTTACAGGTTTAACAAGAGGAGTTGCTGGAACAACAGCAGCATCTCATAGCGATGGCGCAACAGTTACAAATTCAACTGACTATGTTGCATGGGGTGAAGCAGCATCAGGTGACTTAATTATTGAACCTGGTATGTGGTCTATAGATAATTTTGGTGACAAAGCTATTTGTTTAATTCACAACGGTTCTGTATTTGAATGGGACTCTTCTTTATCAAATGCAACAACTACAAGAGCAACTATTATATCTGGTGCACCAACAGCGTCACGTCATATGTTAGTTTCTACTCCTGATAGACACTTGGTATTTTTTGGAACAGAGACAACAATTGGTGATACATCTACGCAAGACGATATGTTTATAAGATTCTCGGACCAAGAAGATATTAACACTTATACACCTACAGCAACCAATACAGCTGGTACACAAAGACTGGCTGACGGATCACGGATCACAGGAGCTATTAGAGGTAGAGATGCAATTTACGTTTGGACTGACACTGCATTATTCACACAACGTTTTGTTGGTCAACCATTTACTTTTGCCTTTGCACAGGTTGGAACTAACTGTGGACTCGTTGGACAGAATGCATGTGTAGAAGTTGATGGTGCTGCGTATTGGATGTCAGAAAATGGTTTCTTTAGATACGCTGGTAAACTAGAATCATTGCCATGTTTAGTAGAAGATTTTGTTTATGATGATATAAATTTAACTTCTGGTAATCAAATGATATCAGCTGGACTAAATAATTTGTTTGGTGAAGTCATGTGGTTTTATCCAACATCTACATCTTCTGTTGTAAATAGAATGGTTTCATATAATTATTTTGACTCATCACCACAAAGACCAGTTTGGACTAATGGAACATTATCAAGAACAATGTGGAGAGATTCTGCAGTATTTGGTTTACCTCACGCAACAGAATATGATGCAGATACAGATACGTCTTTTGATGTAGTTGGAAATACAGATGGTATAACAACATACTATGAACATGAAACAGGAACTGATCAAAATAAAAATGGAACTATAACTGCAATCACTTCAAATATATCTTCTGGAGATTTTGATATTACACAACAAAGAGCACAAACAGGTCAACAAACTGGTGTTGCAACATTTAGAGGAGATGGTGAATATTTAATGAAGATACGAAGATTTGTGCCTGACTTTATAAGTCAGACAGGATCAACTAGAATTACTTTACAATTAAAAAATTATCCAAATAATTCACAGGCTAGTTCACCTCTTGGACCATTTGATATTACTTCATCTACAACAAAAGTTGATACACGTGCAAGAGGTAGAGCTATTGCATTAAAAGTAGAAAACACAGCATCTAGTCAAAGTTGGAAATTAGGAACTTTTAGATTAGACACACAACCGGACGGAAGAAGATAATGGCAAAAATAGTACAGGTTATAACTAGACCATCAAAAGAATATGATGTACAGACTGCAGAAGCTCAAGTAAGAGACCTTGATGCGATTGTAGAAAAATTAAACTCAACGTTTCAAGAAGAATTAAAAGAGGAGATAGAGGCTAGGAGTCTCTTTTTAGATTAATGGCTAATCAATTTAAATTTGCAGGTATAGATAATAGCACAACAGGAAGTGCACTTACTCCTTTAGGTTCTGGTAATCCTTTAGTTAGTGAGACTTATGTTATTAAATCTATATTAGTGACATCTGCAGGCACACCAACGGTCACAGTTACAAACAACAGTATTACAGCTATAAAATCAGCTGCTTTAACAGCAAACGTTACAAAAGAATTATTAACCCAACCTTTAGTAGTAGAAGGAGGAGATAGTTTTACAGTATTATCAAGCACTACAGATTCATTTGATGTAGCAATTAGCTATTTAAACATTAAGAAAGAGGTAACAACATAATGATTGAGATACAACCAGATAAGATAATAGAAAAGATAACTAATAAAAAAACAGGGGAAATATATAAAAATGATCAAGAATGGAAAGACAAGGGTATATCTCCAGAGGATGTTAGAAGAGATGTAACTGTTCTTATGCCAAGCCTTGATTTATTTCCTAAAACAAAATAGAATAGTAAAATGGCCATTACAAGAACACAAATAGCAAGACAATTATATAGAATAGGTGGAGTCGGAGGACGAGCTGAAGAAGGATCCGTTGAAAGACCAGGCGGAAATGAAGGTGGTAGAAATCCAATGGCACAGTTTCGAAAAATACAACCAGGTATAGATGGCCCAAATACAGAAGGTTTAACTTTTATGGATGAAGCACGTAAAAAAGTTAATCCGTTTGGTATACTAACAGAATTACCAGGAACCGCTGGTTTTTTAGCTAGAGCCCTTACTCCAAATCGTTTTGGTTTTAACTCCCAAAGAATAAATTCTTCTGTAGAAGGAGATGATTCTACAAATTTACCAACATGGGCAAAATTAGGTTTTAATAGTGAAGCAGAATATTTAGCATCATTACAAGAACAAAACAACATGGACCAAGAAACAGAAGTTGCAGAGGAAGATTTTTCATTAAAAAGAAGATTTGCAGCCGATGGTGGACGAATAGGACTTCGATTTGGATCTGAAGGATATCAAGGTGGTGCCACAACTCAAGGTGGTGCTGGTAGAGGAACTGATGTTGGAAGATCTGGAGGTGAAGGTAATAGAGATCGAAGAAGAGTAGAACAATATACAAAACCTCCTACTACTGTTGGTGGAAGTGGTGATCAAAAAACATCTGATACTCCATTAAAGTTTAAAAAAGATATACCAGATAATTTTGCAAAAAAACTTGAGATAAAAGATTTTATAAATCTTGATTTAATTGATGATGAACAAGAAAATATGCAAGTAGCGGATGTATCTGCTAGTGATATTAATCGTTTATTAGGTACAAATCTTTATGGAAAACAAAAATATGCTCCAAATCAAGATGTAGATTTAATTAGAATGTCTGAATCAACTTTAAATCCAACAATAACTGATTCAGAAATTAAAGGTGTTTTGGAAGGCACAATTACTGGACCAACAGGAAAATTCTTAAAAAAAGATGGTGGACGAATAGGTGCCATGGATGGTGGTGTCATGGGTGGTTTAGCTGATGGTAATTTTGATTTTGAAAATGCAAGACAGATGTATGGTCTAGGTAAACTTGTTAAAAAAGTTACAAGATCAGTTAAGAAGATTGCAAAGTCACCAATAGGTAAAGCTGCATTGTTATATGTAGGTGGAGCTGGATTAGGAGCTTTGGGAACAGGAACAGGATTTACAGGATTTAAAGCTGGACTAATGAGTCCAACAACATTGTTTAAGAATTTAAATACTTCATTTTTTGGATTACCTAGTGGTAGAGACATAGTCGCTCCCACAAAAGGTTTTTTTGGTAAAGGTGGTAAGTTTGCACTTGGAGAAGGTAAATTAGGTATAGGATCTTTAATAACAGGAGCATCAACAATAGCAGGATTATTAACACCAGAACAAGAAGAAGAAGCACAAAATATTGCAGATGAAACAGGAATAGATATAGAAGAGATTAGAGCTAACCCTAATCAATATCTAGCAAGAAGATTTAGAGCAGAAGGTGGATCTATGAAAGAACCAGTAGCAAAAAAGACTATGCCAT